GCAACATACAAAGATGAGCCAGTCTCATGCGAGAAGACAGATTTACCAGAAGAATTGGAGAGAGAGTTAGAGAATCGCGAAACGTGTCGCGCAGCAATACGCAAGAGCAAGTATGGCAAGATTCGCGTTTTTCAAGCAGTGAATGTTGAGACCACCTTTGTTGTGCGCAAGTACTACTTAGCTTTGGTTTCTTTGATACAGGAATTCGGATTACATACAGGCATTGCAGTTGGAACTAATTGCTTTAGTAAAGAGTGGGCCAAGCTTATGGAACATCTTGTTCCTGACGGCTGGGGCACACACTTCATATGTGGTGACTTTAGTAGTTACGATCAGCGTATGGGACAGGAATGGTTGTTAGCCGCCTGGTCTGTATTACGAGAGTTACTCAAACAAACCGACTACTACAAAGAATTAGATCCTCAGGAAAAGCGTGAGTATGAAACTATGTTGGACGCCTTGGCAAGTGACATCGCCAATCCAACTACACTTTTCTTTGGGGATATATTGCGACTACATGGCACCAACGCCTCTGGACATCCACTAACTGTCATCATCAACGGGATTGCGAATCTGATGTACATGATTTACGCCTTTGAATCCGTTTACCCGGATGAAGATTTCTTCGAGAAAGTTCGTGTTATGACATATGGCGATGATAACATACTCAATGTTCATGAATCATGTCCGCAGTTCACGCAACCCGCTGCTACGAAAGCTTTAGCCCAAATCAACGTGATGTACACTGCTAGTGACAAGGGCTGTGTGGCCACAGATTACGTCGACAAGCCGTCTTTCTTGAAACGTTCTTGGCGTTACACAACTTACGAGATTGATGGTCAAGTCCACACAATTGTCACGTGCCCGATAGAATTTGCTACAATTCAGAAGATGTTATCAATGGAGACCAAAAAATCGCCAGATGATTTGAACAATCGCATAGTACAGGTCCTGGGTTCGATGCTTTTTGAATTTATTCAATATGGACGATGTCCTTTCGAACAAGCCGTGAACCTATGCGAACAATTCTGCAAGGAGCACAATCTAGAGATGCACAAGCAAGCAGTATTCCCTTCTGGGTGGCCCTCGTACGATGAGTACATGAGGGCCTGGGTCACGGGTGGTATTTATACCCCCTTTGACCCCGATCCGACGGAGGTGCTGGAGTGCTGAGGCGCTCCAACCCCTGCGGAGGGGTATATAAATACCTGCGCTCTAGTAATGGATGGAGCGCTGGTCTTGGTTAGTTATGTACGTTTCTGGGGGTATAGCGTGGAAAAACCCCCTTTACGACCTGAAGAGGTCATTAAATATACTCACTTTTGGCAACAATTGTGTGGCGAGCGACTATTGTCACAACCAAAATAGTCCCTGATCAAGCAGTTTTACCGCTACATAGAACTTTTTCCTTTGGATTTTCATCTAGTAGTATTGGGCATGATCATGAGCAACCACAGGCAATCCCTGAAACGTCTATTTAGACGAGAGTGGTTTACTCTGAAAATACAATACCGCGTAGAATAGGCATAACTTCGCGGGAAATACTTGCCTACAGACATACAAGCAACAACAGATCCTATGGAAACTCATCAGCAACAAGCTTTTATTGATGCCGCACCATTTCTTGAAAGTGACGCAGCGTTCATTCCCACCAAAGCAACTGTCACTGAGAACGGTATGGACATTTCTCATTTCTTTGAGAGACCAATCTTAGTGCAGTCTTGGGAGTGGGATGATAACATGTCTTTTGCTGAACAGATTTCACCGTGGTATTCCTACTTTTCACATTCGAGTATTGCACCAAAATTACTTGGCTTCTCCCGCTTGTCCGCAGATTTGGAAGTTGAGATTAGAATTAATGGGTCGCCTTTTCGATTTTCGCAAATTCTTGCGTCTTATCGACCCTTATTCTCTCTTTACAAAACGCGCGCCAACGATCCATGTTCTTTGTCAGATTATTCAGGCGGATACTTACCCGAGGATGGATGTATAGTCGCTGGTACAACCTTGAAGGCTTTTTCTGGTGGTGTAGGGTTTACAATTTTAGCTCGTTCGCAACGACAATGCACCTACTTGGATGTTGCTACTTCAACCGGCGGCAAATTGATTTTACCATTTATCCATCCGTTTAACGCTTTGAGAGTGAACAATATGGTTGGAGTGGATGCGACCAATCGCGCCACGCTATTTGGCCAGGAGTTGATTTCGATGGGCACCATACACTTGGAGTCATTGGCAACATTGCGGAATATGCAAACAGCTACGACCGCCGGTGTGACTATCGACCTATTTGTGCGTGCAGTTAATGCTCGTGCTTGGCTATCTTCGGGAGTGGCTACTGCTGTTCCTCAAGGTCAAGAGCGTAAACCATCACAGATCGCCTCATCGATTGCCTCCGTTGCGTCAGTCTTCAAGTATGTCCCTGTCATAGGGTCGTATGCAACCTTGGCTGAAACTATCGCTGGTGCTGGCTCAAAACTATTGCAATTTTTCGGCTACACACCTCGCCCGGATATCACTCTCCCGCAGTACGTTACGGGATATTCCTTCCCAGTTGAGTCTAGCGTTACGTTCCCTAAGAAAGTGCGCAATTTGGGCTTGGATCATGCGAACAACGTCGTAGTTGACCCTGCTGTCATAAACGGTGATTCCTCCGATCCTTTAGCATTGGCATCATTCTGTGCTCGACCAGCTCTTTTATGTCGCACATATTTTGCCAGTGCTTTGAACGTGGATGATCCCATTATGATATTGCCGGTAGCTCCGTTTCATTGCATTACTGAGTTGCAAACCAGTGCAGAATTACCAAATGTTCGACGTGTTCAGATGACGCCCTGTGCGCTCGCAGCTATGAATTTCCGTTACTGGCGGGGCACAATGTGCGTCCGCTTACAGACCATACAGACTTCATTTCACCGTGGTCGGCTGAGAGTGGCTTGGGAACCTGAAATTGGCGACAACACTTCAAACCAGCAGGCTGATTTGGTCGCCAAGTATGAGGGGTACCAGCAGATTTTGAATTGGGATCTTTCGGCAACTCAAGCAGTAACCATGAAGGTCGGGTTCGGATCGCGCAAGGGTCGTCTAACGGTTCCTCGTTTGGGCACCCCTGGTCTCACTGACACTTCGTTCATTACGAACACTGAAGCAAGTCCGACTACTGTCGCCTCGTCATCCATTACGATTGACAATTATGAGGACTATTTCAACGGGTTTTTGCGTGTGTCTGTTTTGACAAAACTTCAAGCTCCAGATACCACTTATCCTCTTCCCATCATGGTTCATGTTTGGTATGAAGATATGGAGTTTTACGACCCTTTGGAAAATGGTCCTTCAATGGCGACTATTGACGCTATCAATTCGGTGGTTACCAATTTCCCAACCGATTCATCAACTTACTACGGTACGGTTTTTCGCGGTGAAGATATTGAGAATCTGATGACTCGTAATTTGTGTCCTGATTTTTACTATCCGCAAGGAGAAATGGAACCTCAAGGGGAGGAAGTGTTCGTGTTCCAACCAACGACTGAGGTGGAAGAGGCAGTGTATGAGGGGGAGAAAGTTGGTTCGCTTAGGTCCTTATTGCAGCGCGATGTGTTTTATGACACTATCAGTTTCGAGGTACCTCGGATCGAGTCTCAACCCGACATATCTGGTTCTTTGCGTGCGGTTAATATTGACACGCCACCGACAATGTGCATTCGCATGTTACCGACTTACCCGTATCCTTTCGGAACTGTTAGCCCTTCGCGGACTTCCACCCAAACATTGAACGTCGTGAACCCGGCATTTGAGTTCACTGGAACTGGTGGCAATAAACGCACGTTTTACCCAAGCATGGCTCGCACTAATTTGTTTCCTTTGATCCGTGAGTGTTTTGTTGGCTTTCGTGGTAGTTACAACTGGAAGTTTGTTCCGGTTATCGAGAGTGGTTGTCGTGTCAAGATGATGACTGCTGCTCGTGCTAACTTCACTCATTCTGGTCATTCCAAAATAGGATCCTTTCCAAGAAACAAGCGTGTGTCTCCATATTCGGGTACGGCTGAGTATGTAGGTAATGATGGTCCTGGTTTTCAGAACGCTGATTCATCTGCTATCATACCCATCATTTACGACACTGGGACGGTTTTCTCTCCTCCCAATTTGGGGATACGCGATGTCTACAACGGTACTGTTAACAAGCTATCATCCGTTCGGCGATTTTTGAATGCTTACTTGGGTTCATTTGCTTCTGGGTCTTTAGTCGTCAATTCTGATGAACAGCGAACTTTGGGCATACGCATGCCCTTCTTCAGCAATATACGATTTTTGCCTGGATCAACGACTGGATGGATGAATGCTAATTCAAATGCGGAACTTGCTCAGAATATTCGACTTACCATCATTACTGAAGGATCCAATGGACTTACTGGAGGAGCAACTGGTTACTCTTTCAGCAATGCCGTGATTTCAGCTACCACTAATTTTTCAGCATTTAATGGTCCTGGCAGAGCCTTCGTATCAGTCGCTGCCATTTGTTCGGCTGGTGATGATATTTCCTTTGGAGGTTTCGTTTCGGTTCCCGCATTGTACCTGACTAGTGCAACAGTATTCACCGATTCTAACACAACGAATTCGTGAGATATGGTGCCCTTTATAGGTGGCCTTTATGGTTTGTCACCATATCTCTCTTAATTATTCGACCGCCTTTGGGTGTTAAGTGAGGATCAGCCTTACGGTAGCCATTGGTTAATGATCCTTCTTATTTTGCATTGTAGGTTGAGTAGATTGTGGATGTAATTCTTAAGGTACCTAGTTTTCCACCCTCCTCTTATAATTCCTCTGCATCACCCTTTTACCCCGCTGGTGGAACCAGCACCAGTGGGGCACGGTCTAGGCGTGTCCTAGAAACTTTATTATCC